GGCGTCACGCGCCGCGGCGAGGAACCGATGGGTCCGCAAATGATCCCGGCCGGGATGGCGCCGTGTGTTCGATGCGACCTCCCAACGCGCCGCGGTTCGGTGTGCGGCTTCTGTGCCGCGGAACTGGTTCGCGAGGCGGTCGCATGAGTACCCATCCATCGGGGACGCGCGAATACAAGCGGGAGTACGCGCGCGAGTACCGCGCCGGCAAACGCCGCGGCTGGCGGAAGGTCGTCCCTGGGTCGCGCGCTTGGCTGAAGGCGCGCCGCGCCACGCTCGGCCTGACGCGCTCGCGCGCTCCGGTCTTCGTGTTGGCGGCTGATGATCCGCGCGGCCGCGAGGAACCCATCGGGCCGCAGACCATCCCGTTCGGAATGACGACCTGCCCGCGGTGCGACATCCTGACGCGCCGCTCTCAGACGTGCGGATTCTGCGCGGCCGAGTTGCTGCGTGAGGAGGCGGCATGACGAAGAAGCGAAGGTTGAACGGAACGCTGCGCCCATGGGTCGTGCGTCGCGCCGAGAAGCGCGCCGCAGCTCGGGCGGAATCGGAGAACGTTCAGGCTGCGCTCGCTGCGCAGTATGCCGCCGAGGACGCGGCGAAGGCGGCGGCGTGAGGGTCCACGTTTACCAGGAACACATCGACCGCGGGTACCCGCATAGCGCGACGAATTGTCCTGTCGCGCTCGCGATTCGAGACGTCGTCGGTACTCAGGACGTGTCTGTTATTCCGGATGTTGCCTACGTCGGGACCATATTCAAAGGTCAGAGGTTCGACCTACCCGAGGAAGTTTCGGAGTTCATCTTCGAGTTCGACGCCGACGGGGACGTTGCGCCCTTTGAATTCGAAATGGAACACGCACCGTACGGCTTGGTCGGACGCCCGTGAGGCGTCTCCCTTCGCTCGAACGCGACATCCGCGCCTATTCGATAAAAGCGTGGTACACCGTCCCCCGCGCCCGCGGCAATCACGGCGTCGACCCGAACGACCCCCGCGAGCCGGGATACTTCGGGCCACAGATCCGGCTCGCGGCGCGGGTCGCCGATGAACTTCTCGGCGGGCACCCGGCGAACCTCGGCCGCTGCGACTGCGCGCCGTGCGCGTGCGCGTTCCCGGCCGGCGCCTATATCCCGTGTTGGCACGATCAAACCTGCCCGCACGATGGCCGCGGCGAGGACACGCCGATCAGCGCACGGTTGTTTCGCCTGATCGCGGACCGGCCGGCGATGCGTCGGGCGTTCAAGAAAGGCGAGGACGCGGTGTATGAACTCGCCGGCCTGACGATGGCCGAGCGCGAGGTTGCCGCCTATCAATACAACGGCGTTTCGCGTAGTGCGATCGCGCGTATCACGAACCGCGCCGATGGCACCGTGAACGCTTTATTGCGCCGGGTCCACAAGAAACTCCGCGCCTTGGCACGCGACCTTGAGGAAGCGGCAGCATGATCCCGGCGATTGGGACCGATGGCTGGGCCTTTATGCGCTTGCGGCCGACGCGATACACACCCGAGGCGCTCGCGAAAGTCAAGGTCGAGGACGGCAGGATCGTTCAGGCGTTCACGCGCGAGTTCTCGATCTTCACGCACCACGAATACCGTCGCCGCCTGCATTGGGTCGCCGGCTCCGGCTCGTGGACGGAGGCGGCCTGAATGCGCGCCCGAACGATCAAGTTCAAACTCCCGCTCCGCGGCGTTCATATCGGCCCGACCTGCATCGACGGCGAACCGTTCACCGTCACCGAACGCGGCGACGTCGAAAGCGCGCATTCGCACACGACCCCGCGACCGGGTGAGCGTGATCGCTACCGCGGGTTCATTTGCGCGCGCGACCTCGATTCGCTGAAGAAGCTGTTCGTCCACGAGCTCGCGCACCTCGTAGCGGACGCCGGCCACGACGACCGATGGCGGCAGTCAGTCAGAAAACTCGGCGGTCGTGTCCCGGCCGCGTACAGGAAACGACCACGGAAGGAGGCCCCATGACGACGACGAAGACGACGACCGCTGCGCAGGACGAAAAGTTCCGCGCCGAGGCGGCGATGTTTGACGCGCAGGCCGAGAAGGCGCGGAGTGAAACGCGCTCGTTCAACCTTGTCTTGGCTCGCGAGGAGAAGCGGGACCGTGAACTCGCGGCGCTCAACGAGGAGCTAAACGTCTATCACTTCTTCGGCGAAGTCGGCGACAAGAGCGCGCTCATGCTTATGCGCTCGATCGAGCGGTTCGCACGCATCCAACCCGACAAAGAAATCGAGATCCTGTTCACCTCGCCCGGGGGTTCGATCCTCGCCGGCCTCGCCATCGTCGACCACATCCGGGCGCTGCGCCGGCAATACAACGTGAAGGTTCGCACGGTCGCCTTAGGCATGGCAGCGTCGATGGCGGGCATCCTCCTTCAATCGGGCGACGTGCGCGTAATGGGCCGTGAGTCGTGGTTGCTGATCCACCAGGCGTCGCTAATGGCGGGCGGGTCTTACGGCGAGGTCATGGACACGCTCGATTGGATCGGCAAAGTCCAGGAGCGGATCGTGGACCTGTTCCTCGAACGCGCCGGTGACAAAATCACCCGCGCCGAATTCAAACGGGGATGGAAACGCAAAGACTGGTGGCTATCTTCGGCCGACGCGTTGAAGTACGGCTTTATCGACGAGGTCCGCTAAGGGTGGCCGAATCCAATCACGAACGCGCCGTTCGCGAGTTCATGGACCGCGCGCGGGCCGAGGACCCCGAGCGCGTCGCCGAGGTCGAGGCCCGCTACCCCGTCGACATGGGGTTACGGAACAAATGCGCCCGCGGGCATCCGGTCTGCGCGGACACGTGCCCATATCGCCGCGAGGTTCCGCTAGACGGACTGCGGAATTCCCTGCTGTTGAGTTGTGACATTACCGGGCGCCGCAGCTGGGCGTCGCTCGTGTTCAGGAGCGTTCGCATGAAACCACTGGTCGCGTTCGCTGCCGTCGCCATGTTGACGCTGAGCGCGTGCGCGAATCCGTTCGCGCACAAGGCCGTCGCGTCCCCGTCCCCGGTGCCATTGCTCGTCGGTACGTCAGGCCTCCGGTGTGTCGACCTTGTCGCGACGGCGATCGTGTCACCGGTCGGGTCGATGCCCGCCGGCGCAGAGGCTTGCCTTGACGTCGACGCGGCGGCCGAGGTGTCCGGGGTCGGCTTGCAGGAATTCGTCGGGATCGCGACCCCGTTCCCGCCCGGAACGTTTACCCGGGCTACGTATTACGGCGTGGTGAAATCTCGCGATGGGCTTGATGTACAGGTCTACCGGTTGACGGGCGACGAAGCGTCCTGTCTAGGCATTTTCACGGCCGGCGACATGGTCGACTTCATCGCATTTAGGGCCATCGAAACCGGCCTCTGCGGGTGACCGAACCGACGGGCGTAACCCTTCGCGCCATGGTGAGATGAGAGGATCGCCCATCGGCGTCGCTGATCTTGTCGAAGTCCTCGACGAGACGTCGCCGCTGTATCACAGGATCGGGGTCGTCGTGGCGTTCACCCGGGCCGGCCGCCCGGTCGTTGAATTCCGACGCAAGATCCGAACCTGGCGACACCCGCTCCGGGGGGAATACACGCGCGCGATGGAGGCCGATCAGATCGGTCCCGTTCCGCCGCTGCCCTGACCCGTGGCGCGGAAGGCAACGATGAAGCCGGACACCGGCGGACCGTTCACGCTCCCACATTTCGCGACGTGGGCGTCCGGGTTAGTCCTCGACAACCATAAACCGTGGGTCCTCGAGGACTTTCAACGATGGTTCATCGAAGACCTGTTCACGGGTGCGCCTGAGAACTGGTTCATCCTCCCCGAAGGGAATGGCAAGACGACCCTGATCGCCGGCGTCGTCCTGTACCACATCGAATTCAAGCCGGAGGCGTGGGTCCCGGTCGGCGCTTCGGCGCGCGACCAAGCGGAGATTCTCTACCGACAGGCCGCGGGGTTCGCGCTCCGCTCGCCGTCGCTGCGCGGGAAATTCCGCTGTTACGACGGGTATCGACGAATCGTCTTTGGGGCGGACGACAAGGACGCCCTGGCGCCGAAGATCCAGGTCTTCGCCGCCGACGAGAAGACGGGCGACGGCGTCATCCCGACCCTCGCGGTCGTTGACGAACCGCACCGGCTCGCGCACATGGGTCTATACCGGACGTGGTCCGGCAAGTTAGACAAACGACCCGGCGCGCAGATCGTGGCGATCTCGGTCGCCGGCGAACCGGGCAGCGAATTCGAGGCGGCGCGCGAAGCGTTCCGCAAGGCGGCGAAACCCGTCGAACGAACCAAGACGTTCCTGCGGATCAGGACGCCGGACTTCGTTTACCACGAATGGTCTGTCCCCGCGAAGGGGAACGTCGACGATTTCGAACTCGTCAAACAGGCGAATCCGTTTAGCGGGATCACCGTCGAGAAACTCGCGAAGAAGCGGGCGCGCCCGACGATGACGCTGGGCCACTGGAAGCGGATGACGTGCAACCTCCCGGACCGTTCCGAGGACTCGGCGATTACCGAGCAGGAATGGGCCGCGGCAGAAACGTCGACCGAAATCCCCGCCGGCGAGCGTGTATGGGCCGGCCTCGACATCGCATGGAAGATCGACACGACGGCCCTCGTGCCGTTGTGGGCGCCGCGCGAGGACTACCGAGTGTTCGGGCCGGCGCGAGTGCTGACCCCGCCGCGCGACGGCGGAATGGTGAGCGTTTACGACGTCAAGTCCGCGATTCGCGAGCTCCACGAACGGAACCCGATCATCGCGCTCGTGATGGATACCCACAAGGCCGAAGACATCTACACCTGGGCCAAAGACGAACTCGGGTTGAATGTCGTCGACCGCGGCCAGTCGAACGCCCTCGCGGCGATGGACTACGAGAGATTCATGGAGGCGCTTCGGAATGGCTGGCTCAAGCATTTGGGGGACGCGGACCTGACTGCTCACGTCCTCAACGCGATCGCGGTGAGGCTGGACAACGGGAAGGCCCGGTTCGAGCGCCCATCGCAGAGCCGCCGCAACGTGCGCGAACAGGCGCGGCGCGTCATCGACGCGCTGACGGCCGCATCGATGGCGAACACGACCGCCGCCGCCGACCTAGCGGCCGGCCAGTCGTGGGGTATGGCGTGAAGCGGCGTTCGTTCTTGGGGTCGCTCCGCCAACGTCTCGCGCAAGGTCTGCGCGGGATCACGTTTTCGCCGTTGTCGGGCGGGCGCCTGACCTGGTTCGGCCTACCGGATGAACGCAACTATGCGTCGCTCGTCGGGGACGGCAGCGCGAACTCGATCGTTGCAGCGACGATTTCGTGGATCGCGCGCCAATTCCCCGAGGCGCCGCCGGTTATGTGGAACGTCAATCCGGACACGAACATCCGGCAACGGATACCGCGACACCCGATGGTCCGTTTGCTGACGTATCCGACCGCGGGACCCGGCAACCCGGGCGGCTATTACGGCGGCGTCCTGTTGTGGATGGCGACCGTCGTGTCGTGGATCGTCGACGGGAACGCGTATTGGCTGAAGGTGCGGTCGCGCGCCGGCCGCGTCGTTCAACTGTGGTACGTCCCGCATTGGATGATGGAGCCGGTCGCGCCGATCGACGGTTCCGAGTACATCACGTTTTACCAGTACCGTTTGCCGACCGGCCCGGTGCCGATTCCGCCTCGTGACGTCGTGCATTTCCGATACGGCCTCGACTCCGACAACCCGCGCAAGGGGGCATCTCCCCTGCGCTCCGTCCTCCGCGAAATATTCACGGACGAGGAGGCCGCGCGGTTCTCGGCTTCGATCCTGAAAAACATGGGCTTCCCGGGCGTCATTCTGTCGCCCGCTCCGGTGCCGGGGGCGCCGGCGAAGACGAACCAGACCGAAGTCGACGCGGCGAAAGCGAAGTTCGAGGACACGTTCGGCGCGGATAACCGCGGCGGCGCGATGGTCCTCGGAATCCCGATGGAGATAAAGCAGTTCGGCTTCTCGCCGCAACAGCTCGACCTGTCGGCGATTCGCGACGTCGCCGAGGAACGGATCACGGCGGCGCTCGGCGTGCCGGCCGCGGTCGTCGGGTTCGGCGCCGGACTTCAGCAAACGAAGGTTGGGGCGACGATGGAACAACTCAAGGATCAGGCGTGGCAATCGCGAATGATTCCGGACCAGCGCATCCTCGGCGGCGAGGTTCAGACGCAACTCGTCCCGGAATTCGAAACCGATCTGGAAACGAAACAGTTCGGATTTGACCTGTCGGACGTGAAGGTGTTCCTTGACGCGAAGGTCAAACAAGGGACGTTCTGGCGAACCCTGACCGACGGGAAGATCGCGAAGCGCATCGAGGCCCGCGCCGCATTGGGCCTCACCGTCGACCCGAGCGTCGACGATGTCTACATCGATTCGACCGCGACCGCGACATCGGGGTCGCCGGCGGACGCCGGCAACAACGACGCGCAACGCGCGGACGAACTTCAGCAGCAGGTAAACGACCTGCAAAACCAGCTCGCGCAAGCGGGCGGTTAACCGCAACCGGCCGCGCTTGCCGCGGCGATAGGGGGAAACGTGAGGTCATACAAGGCGATACCCGCGCGCGTCGAATGGAAAGCCGGGTCAGATCAGACCGGCGAATTCCGCGCGAGGCTCGCGACGCTGAACGTCGTCGACAAAGATTTCGACGTAAGCCTGCCGGGGAGTTTCCCGGACGGTAAACGAATCCTCATTAGCGCGTACCAGCACATGTCCTGGTATGGAGCGCTGCCGGTCGGCGACGGGGTCGTCGGTTCGAACGCCGGCGAGGCGTGGGTCGACGGGAAGTTTTGGCTCGACACCGAGTCCGGGCTTCAGACCTACAAGGTCGTCAAAAACGCCGGCGACCTGCAGGAGTGGTCGTACGGGTACGACGTCCCCGCTGACGGATTCTCGGTCGATAAGGCCGACCTCGAACAGTTCCCGGGCGCCGTGCGAATCATCAAACAGCAGGACGTTTTCGAGGGATCGCCAGTACTCGTAGGCGCTGGCGTGAACACCGGGACCGAGTTCATCAAATCGATTCAGGAGCCATACGCCGATGAGGCGGCGCGAGTGCTGGCACTCGCAAAAGCATGGCTCGACCGTTCGAGGGAGCTTGCCGCCCTACGAGCGAAGGAGGGCCGCGTGCTCTCGACCGCCAATCGTGAACGCCTAACGGCGTTGGCGGACGCGCTGAACGGCGCGATCACGGACATCACGGAACTCCTCACCGCGACCGAACCCGACGACTCGGGCAAGGCGGACGAGGCGGCCGTGGACGCATGGCTCCAGTACGAGGCGATCAAGGCGCGCCTGTCGGCCGCCGGCGCCATCTGAAAACAACGAAAGGAAGGTAGGTAGATCGTGGAAGTCACAAACGCGGCGATCGTCGCAAAGCGCGAGGAGCTCGCCGAGAAGACGAAGCAGCTCGGGTCGATCTTCGAGGAAGCGAAGGTCGGCGATGGCAAGCTGAGCTGGAAGAAGGTCAAGTCCGTCGACGGCGGACCGGAGGCCGTTCAGGCCGAGGTCGACCGTCGGGGCAAGGAACTCGAGTCGCTCAAGGGTGACCTCGACAACCTGATTCTCGACCAGAAGACGAAGGACATCGACGCGTACCTAAACGAGCCTGCCGGAATGCCGGCGATGCCCGGGAAGTCGGCGATGTTCAAGACCGTTGGCGAGCGGTTCGCCGAAGGCAAGGCACGCGCCGCCTACGGCACCCCCGGCAAGGTCGCCGAGGACTACGACATCCACCCGAAGGAAGTCGTCGGTGGGTACGGCGTGAAGACCACGATGACGACCGCGGCGGGCTGGGCGCCCCAGGCTGTGCGGACCGACATCGTCATCCCGTTCGCGACCCGGCCAGTGCAGGTCCTCGACCTGATCCCCGCCGGCACGACCCAGCAGGCAGCGGTCGTGTTCATGGAGGAAACGACCTTCACGAACGCCGCGGCTGAAACGGCCGAAAACACGGCGTACCCTGAGGCCGCGCTGGCGTTCACGGAGCGCACGTCGACCGTTCGCAAGATCCCCGTCTTCATCCCTGCGACCGACGAGCAGTTCGAGGACGTCCCGCAGATCGCGGGTTACCTCGACCGGCGCCTGCCGTTCATGCTTCGGCAGCGGCTCGACGGACAGGTCATCAACGGGGACGGCATCGCGCCGAACCTGACGGGCATCCTGAACTTCGCGTCCCTCCAAACGCAGGCGAAGGGCGCCGACCCGACCCTTGACGCGCTGTTCAAGGCGTACATAAAGGTCGCGTACGTCGGATTCGCCTACCCGAGCGCGTACATCCTGAACTCGACGGACTGGCAGAACGTTCGCCTGACCAGGACGACCGAGGGCATCTACGTTCTCGGCAACCCGACCGACCTCGGCAACACCCCGCTGTGGGGCCTCCCGGTCGCGATCTCGACGGCCCTCGCACAGGGCACCGCGATCGTCGGCGACTTCGTGAACTTCTCGGAACTCGCCTACCGGCACGGGATCAACGTCCAGGTCGGATACATCAACGACGACTTCAAGCTCGGCAAGAAGTCGGTGCGCGCCGAAGTGCGCGTTGCATTCGTGGCGTATCGCGGCGCCGCGTTCTGCAAAGTCACCGGCCTCTGATCGTAAGGGCGACAGACGGGGCGACGGCAACGCCGCCCCGTCTTCTCACA